CACCTCGAGCCTGCGGACGCGAGGATCCTGTCGTGATCCTCCCGACCCGGAACATGACCGTCACCGAGTGGACGGACATGATGGCCCTGACGCTGGAGAGGTACGGCGCCATTTCCCGGCTGGACGACCCGGAAATGTGGAAAGACTGGGCCAACCGTGTCATAGCTATTCCGAAGATTTCGGCTACACTGCCCCCGATCCCGGACTTCTTCGATGATTGGCGGGATTGGGCTGAGAGGTTCGTTCAGATGGCGCTCGCCGAGGTATGACATGAACGGAAACACAGTCTCCTACGAGCGCGTCAGCTACACGCCGGTCATGGTCGACATGAGCCGCCCGGACGCGACCCCCTACGCCAGGGGCGGCCTGGCTCGATCGGCCAAGCGGGTCGCCGGCGCGGGCGAGGGCGGCGACAGCATGATCGTCCACGTCAACAAGGCCGAGTTCGAGGAGATGGTCCGTCACTTCGGCCCTCCCGAGCGGAACCCGCACACGGGCATGTACGCCTTCAAGCCCTTCTGGAAGCAGAAGTGGTTCAAGCAGTGGGCCGCCCCGGTGGCGACGGTAGCTCTAAGCGCGATCGCTCCGGGCGTCGGCACGGCGCTCGGTACCGGCCTGGGCCTGACCGGCACGGCGGCTTCGACCGTCGGCACTGGCCTGATTGGCGCGGGCCTCGGAGCCGCGACTGGCGGCACGAAGGGCGCTCTGACGGGCGCTCTGACGGGCGGCCTGGCAGGCTATGCCCTGCCGGCGATGGGCATCACTGGGACGCCGGCCGCAGACGGCAGCATCTTCTCCGGCGGTATCTTCTCCCCCACCGGGGGCTCGGGCATCGCTCCGGCGATCAACAACCTGTTCAACGGCGCCCCCAGTGTTGCGGGGGCGATGCCGTCGGCATCTCCTCTTGGACCTCAACCGCAGATCACTGCGACGCCGCTCGGGGCGCCGGGCGCGCCAGTTGATCCGACCGTCGTCGCCACCGGGGGTGGTGGCGCGGCCGCTTCGGGCGGCACCTCCATGCTGAACCGCATCGGCCAGCTCGCCGGCCTCGGGCTGGTGGCGAACGCGGTTGCGAGTGGCCTGACCGGGGGCGGCAGCCAGTCGGGCGGGGCCACCCCGGCGCCCCAGCAAAACGACCCGAACATGAACCGCCCCCTCCCGCAGGTCGAGTTCCGCCGCACGCGCATCCAGCCGAGGGGCGACATGCGCCGCTACGCCATCTCTGGCGGGGAGCAGGACTTCTACGAGGACAACGAGCTGCCGGAGATGCCGCGCACCCCCGCCGCTATGGGCGGCCTGATGCGCGCTGCCCGCGGTCGCTACGTCAAGGGCGACGGGCATGGCCGCGAGGACCGGATCCCAGCGCTACTGTCGGATGGCGAGTACGTCTTCGACGCTGAGACGGTGTCCATGCTGGGCGACGGATCGTCCGATGCCGGCGCGAAGAAGCTGGACGAGATGCGCGAGCGCATCCGCAAGCATAAGGCGGGCGGTCTCGCGCGCGGGCGCATGAGCCCCGACGCGAAGGATCCGTCGCGCTACCTCAAGATGGCGGGGTGAGCCCATGAGCGTCACCGACTTCCTGTTCCAGGGCAAGGCTCCGCCCTCGGTCAACACCTACGGGACGACCACCGCGAACATCCCGCAGTGGCTGTCCGACTACACGCAGGGCCTCCTGGTTAAGGGCAACGCCGTCGCGGCCGAGCCCTACCAGACCTACGGCGCCCCGCGCCTCGCCGACTTCAGCGCCGCCCAGCGCGACGCTTTCGCGGCTACCCGCGCCCAGCAGGGCGCCTTCACGCCGACGATCAACCAGGGCATCGGCGCCATCAACCAGGCGACGCAGACTTCTGGCTTCCAGGCGGCCAACCCGACGCTGACCCAGGCGATCGGCATGTCCCCGACTGGCACGGCGATGCCGTATCTCAGCTCTGCCGGCGCTGCCGCGCCGAGCATGGTCGGCGAGTACATGAGCCCCTATCAGGATGCGGTCGTGAACCGCATCGGCGACCTGGCGGCCCGGCAGCTGCGCGAGAAGCTGATGCCGCAGGTGAGCGACACCTTCGTGCGGGCGGGCCAGTTCGGCTCCAGCCGCATGCAGGAAGCCACCGGCCAGGCCCTTCGAGATGTCCAAGAAAGCGCCCTGGCTGAGCAGGGCAAGCTGCTGAACCAGGGTTACCAGGGCGCGCTGGCAGCTGCTCAAGAAGACATGAAGCGTCGCGCTGAGATCGGCCGCGTGCTGGGCGGCCTCGGCACGCAGGAGCAGCAGAACCTCGGCCAGCTCGGCCAGGTTCAGGGCAACCTGCAGAACGTCAGCAACCAGAACCTCATCGCCGCTGGGCAGCAGCTCGGAGCGCTGGGCCGCATTGGCCAGACGATGGGCTACACCGACACGGCGGCGCTTGAGGAGATCGGCAAGCAGCAGCAGGCCCTCGACCAGCGGAACCTGGACGTGGCCTACCAGGACTTCGTGGCGCAGCGGGACTACCCGAAGACGCAGCTCGGCTTCCTGTCGAACCTCGTGCGCGGCCAGCCCTACTCGCAGACGACGAACACGGCCTCGACGGGCCCTGCGTCGACCTACCAGCCCTCGGGTCTCGCTCAGATCCTGGGCGGCCTGACACTTGCGCGCGCCCTGGGCGGCAGCTGAACCGGGAGACATCGGAATGGCTGAGAACGATCCGGCTGGCGGCCTCGCTGCGTATCGCCAATTCATTGAACAGCAGGCGAGCGATTTCCCCACCCAGTATCGCCAGGCGCAGGAGAACATCCAGCAGAGCCTTGAGCAGGGGCGGGCCGCGAACAGCGCGCTGATGGAGTTCCTGAACAGCCAGCGTGGCACTGGGCCGAGCCCGCTGCTCCAGCTTGCCTCCGGCCTGCTACGCCCGACGCGTGCGGGCGGCTTTGGCGAAAGCCTAGCGGCTGGCGCGGAAGGCTATGCGGGCGCGCTCCAACAGCAGCGCCAGAGCGAGCTGGACCGCGCGATGAGGATCCAGCAGCTCCAGGCCGCGACGGCGAACCTCGGCCTGCAGGCGACGCAGCAGCGGATGGCGCTGACTGGGCAGGCCCTGCAGTTCCCGACGCAGCTTGCGGCCTCCCAGGGCGCGCTGGCAGATCTCGGATTGCTCCAGGGAGGCCAAGGGCAGCCTGGCGTTCCGCAGACGCGCGCGCAACTCACGGTGCCTGGCGCAGCTCAGCCCCCGATGCCGTCGGCTTCCCCGGTTGGTCCGCAGCCGCAGATCACCGCGACGCCACTGGCGCCGCCTGCCGCTGCCGCGCCTACCGTCGCCGCGCCCGCAGCGCCCGCAGCCGCAGCGCCTGCGGCCATGCCGGAGGACGTCGGAAACCTGCCGCCCGAAGAGTTCAATCGGGTGTTCAACGAGTACGCCAACAGCCTGGGAGCGCCCATTCCCGCCAGCCCGTCGGTGGAGACGTCGCTTGAGCGGCTGCGCGCGCAACAGGCTGGCGAGCAGCCCCCTGCGACCGCTCCTGCCCCAGCTGCTGCCCCTGCCGCGCCCGCGCCAGCCCCAGCGCCTGCAGCCGAACCCGCCACCCGCGGCGTCATGTCGAGCGACCCGACGGTCGCGGCGGCTCAGCGCCTGCTCGCCGAAGCTGCTGCCAATCCGAGCCGCTACGCTGGCCCGCAGGGTCGCCAGCTGGTGGAGCGCGCGCGGACGATCGTGCGCGAGAGCCCGGAAGGGCAGGCCGAGATCACCCTCTTCCGAGAGCGAGCTGAAAGGCAGGTTCAGAACGAAGACGCCGCGAACGCCGCCAACCGTCGCTTCGCGGAGAGCACTGCCGAGCAGCAGGCTCGCTCGTTCCAGGAATTGGCCACCGGCGCCGGCGAAGCCACGCAAGCGCTGGGTCGCCTGCAGCAGCTGGAAACGGTCATGCGCGACTTGCCGAGCGGCATCCCCGGCTGGTTTGCCCAGCAGGCTGCGCGCCTTGGCCTCGGCCCGCAGGCCACGCAATACGAAGTCGCTTCGGCCCTGCTGAAGCAGCTGATCCCGGCCCAGCGCCAGGGCATGCCGGGTGCCGTGTCCGACTTCGACGCTCGCAATTTTGAGGCCTCTCTGCCTCGCCTGATGTCGACGCCCGACGGTCGGCGCATGGTGTCCGACACCCTCAAGTCGATCGCCGAATACCAAATCGCGCGCGGCCGCGTCGCGATGCAGGCGCAGAGTGGCGAAATCACTCGCCAGGAAGCGCTGCGGCGCTTCGATCAGCTCCCCAGCCCATTTGATCGCTTCAACCAAGCTCAGGAGCGCTTTGCCGCAGAGCAAGCGCAGCGCCGTGGCGCCGGTGGGGGCGGCCTGACGCCCAACGCCGACGGATCGTTCACTTGGTCTCCGGGAGCCCCCTGACATGGCTGAGCAGATCCGCGTCAACGGCCCGAACGGTCTCGTCGTCAACTTCCCGGCCGGAACGTCGCCGGAGACGATCAACCGCGTCATGCAGGAGGCCGCGAGCGGCCGAGCGGCAGCTCCGCAGATGAGCCAGATGGAGGCGGCCGCTCAGGCGGCGAGGGCTGGCTTCCAGGCCAACCTCAACGACGAACTCGCAGGCCTGCGAGCGGCCGGCGTCGCAGGTCTCCCGGAAGCCGTTCGCGGCGTAGCCGAGCGAGTTCCTGTGCTCGGCGCGCTCGCAGCGAACGTCGGCGGCGCCCGCATGGCGGCCGAGCGAGCCTTCCCTCAGACCTTCGGCAGCCGCGCGACCGAGGCCTACGCTCCAGCTCGCGATGTCGAGCGCGCGATCGACCGGGCGGCCGAAGAGCAGTTCCCGAACACCTACCTCGGCGCGAACATTGCTGGCTCTGCGGTGATGCCGCTCGGTCTGGTTGGCCGAGGGGCGAAGGCCGCCATCGCCGCCGGTGGCGGTGCCGGCGCGGCCAGCGGCTTCGGGCGCGGCGAGGGAGCCGAAGATCGCCTCATGGGCGCCGCAACTGAGGGCGCGCTTGGCGCAGCCTTCGGAGCGATCCCTGCGGTTGGCATGGGAGCCTTCAACGCTGGTCAGCGTGTGTTCGCCCCGCAGAAGTTTGCCGAGCGTGTCGTGCGTCGCACGATTGAGGCTGACCGCGCTCGCGGCGTCGAGGACGTGCTCTCGCCGGCCGATATCGCCGCAGCTCGCGCTGCCGGCCAGGACATCGTGGTGGGCGACCTCGGCGCCACCGGCACGCTTCGCTTGGCGCGAGCCGCCGGCAACGTGTCGGAAGACGCCTCCGCCCGCCTGCGCGCGTCCACCGATCCTCGCTACACCGAGCAGAAGGCGCGCTTTGGCGACTTCATCGAAGACCTGTTCGGCGGCAATCTGAACATGACTTCGACCAACGACACCCTGCGCGCCACAGCGAGCCGTGTGAACGCTCCGCTCTATCGCGCCGCTTATCAGGTGGGCGAAAATGCCAACCTGTGGACCCCTGAGCTGGAGCAGCTTGCGCAGTCGCCATCTGTGCAGGCCGCGATCCGCGATGTCCCGACGAAAGCCGCAGACCGTGCTGCGCTTGAAGGCAACATCGTCATTCGCAATCCCTTCAGCTTCGACGATCAGGGTCGCATTGTTTGGAATACGACCCCCGACGGCGGCCAGGTTAGGCCGAACCTGCAGTTCTGGGATCAGGTGCAGCGGAACCTGCGCGAGGCGGCCGAGGCCGCGGCGCCTGGCAGCTCTCGGCAGAGCGATCTGAGAGCGCTTCGCAACCGCCTAAATCAGGAACTCGACGCGGCGGTGCCGGAGTTCGGCAAGGCGCGCGGCACGGCCCGTCAGTTCTTTGGCGCGGAAGACGCGCTCGAGGCTGGTCAGACCTTCTTCCGTCAGAACCGCGCGATCCAGCTGACGGACACACAGAAGGCTTTCCGCTCCATGAGCGAGCCGGAGCGGGAACTGTTCCGCCGAGGCTTTGCGGCCGAGCTGGCGAACACGGTGCGCAATGCACCCGACAGCCGCGACGTGGTGAAGCTGTTCGACGGCGCCAACCGACGCAAGCTCGAGGTCGTCATGCCGGCCGACGAGCTGCGCCAGCTCGAGGCCTTCGTGCGCCGCGAGGGCATCATGAACCGGCTGCGGTCGGCGACCCAGGGCAACTCGACGACCGCCCAGCAGCTGCGCGACATGAGCATCGGCGCAGGTGCGGGCGCAGGCGTCGGGATCTTCACGTCCGGCGACCCGCTGACGACCGGCGGCACGGCGCTCCTGGGCGGCCTGCTCGCGCGCGGCCGCACCCGCGTGAACGAGAACGTGATGCGCGAGGTCGGCGAGATCCTGTCGTCGAGCGACCCTGACCGCATCAACAAGCTCCTGAACGGCCCGAATGGCGGCGCGATCATGGGCGCCCTGCGCAGCATGTCGCAGGCGGTGGGGGCTGGCGCGTCCCCCGCCAGGCCGCCCGCTCCTCGCATCGAGCCCACGATCGGAGCGCCTCCAAGCAATCCGCTCCTCCCGCCCCCCGGGCCTCCCGGTTTCGCGAAAGGCGGCCAAGTGAAAGAGCCGAAGATGAGCCCGATCGTCGAGGCGATCATCGAGGAGATGGGCAAGCGCATGTCGCCTGAAGGCGCTCGGCGCGCTGCGGCGATCGGCGGCTACAGCCGAGGTGGCGCGGTGATGAAGGTTGCGCGGGCGCTCGCCGATCGGCTGGTGCCGGAAGGCGAGAGCGCGACTAGGGGCGGCCTGACGGCGGCGCGCGCGGCTGACGCTCCTCCTGCCCTGTCCGGCATTTCTCCGCCTGGCATGGCCTCTGCAGCGGACATCACCCAAGCCGCGAGCACCTCGGGCAATCTGACCTACAAGGGCCTGGGCGAGCTGTACGACACTCTCGGCCTCACCGGCGGCGGATCCTCACCGCTCGTGCGCGAGGGCCTGGCGAGCCAGTCCGATGAAGCGATCGACGCCGCGACACGGCTGAAGCTGGCCGACCGCGATACGATCGCTCAGGCCGTTGACCGCTACGGCAAGACGTTCACCTTCACCGACAGCAGGGGCAAGACGAAGAAGGTGCCGACCACCGAGGCCCTCTTCGCTGGAAAGCTGCCAGGGATGCGCCTGCCCTCGCAGGAGGCCGCAGAGGCCTCCGGGAAGGTGGCGGAGGGTGAGCGCATCGCTCGCGAGGTGAACCGCGCCGCGACGTCCTACGACGCCGAGGTCGGCGGCCGTAGCATGCTCTACGACCTCTCGCCTGCGACGCTGAACCGCGTGCCGGACGTGCCGCAGTTCGATCTGCCTCGCGCCGCGCCGAAGGTCACCGAGCGCCTTGAGGGCCTTGAACGCGCCGGCCCTGCTCGCCTGCGCCGCTACATCGACGCCGGCGGCGAAGCGGGGCGTGGCTGGTACAATCTGCAGCAGCTCCGCGACGACTTCCGCGCCATGTACGGCCCGACCGAAGGCGACGAGCGCTTCCGCCTCTGGACGCTGGTCAACGCCTCGACCTCGATGACCAACCCGATCGAGAGCAACATCCGCACGGCGTCGCACTACCTGAACCGCGCGCTCCGCGGCGATCCCCTCCCGCAGGTCGTGCAGGTGGCCGACCCTCGCACTGGGAAGACCGTGCAGACGCTCGCGGGCGACCTTCCGCCGCCATACGGCGCGAAGGCGCAGGTGCAGCACGCGCAGCGCACGCGCGAGTTCCTGGCGGGCGACATGGATCCGGTCAGCAACCCGAAGCCGGTCAGCTACCAGCAGAACCTGCTTGGCAACTGGCGCCCGATCACCGGCGACACGCATTACATTCGCGACGTTGTCGGGCCTGGCCGCTTCGACGATTTCGGCGAGAACAGCGCTCTGCTGCCTGGCGAGTATGCCTACCTCGAGCGCATGGGGCAGAAGGTCGCCAAAGGCCGGAAGATCCAGCCTGCTCAGGCCCAGTCGGCCGCATGGGTTGGCGGCGGCAAGGACACCGGCCTGAAGTCTGAGCCCATCCCCTACCTGCAGGCCCTGCAAAAGCGCATCGGCATCACCGCCCGGATCCGCGGCGAGCCGATGGACGTGACCTACAACAAGTTCCTGCGGGGCGAGATCGACCTCTATGCCGAAGGCGGCAAGGTCAAGAAGCCGAAGCGGAAGGGTGGCCTGGCGGCCGCTCGGGGAGCGAGGGCGGCTTAGGGATCCGCATCCAGGCGATCCCGCCCTCCAGCTCCTCTAGGTCATCACCAGCCACGATGGCTCCCTCCTCGCCACCGGCGAGGGGGGACCAGTGCGCCACGCGAAAGCAGAAACCGTCCCACCATAGAGCAGGGACGCAATCGCGCGGGAACGTCTCAATGGGCTGCCAAGGTCCATGCGACATGGCGATCGTTTCCTTTCTGCTCACCGCCGGGGCGGCTTCTCAACGGCATGCCGGCCCATGCTCGGGTTGGCCTGGGCCCGCACGTCGGGGTTGGCCCAGGTCCAGCACTCGCCGGTCTCGTCCTGAAAGCAGACCCAGAGCAGGTGATGCTCAATTCCCGGATCAATTAAAACGTGCGCCAAAGCCTTACCCTTTGGCGTCGTCACCGGGATTGGTGGGTTTAATTGTAAAAGCATTTGCTTTTTCCCGTGTGTGTTCGTATGCCCGCTCAACCCATGCAAAAAAATCTGTTTCCGACCTGTCTAGCTTCGCGCTGTTACAGTATCGGCAGCAGGAGCGCATGTTTCCAACAATGTAGCCTAATTTGGGGTCAATTCTATCAATTCCATTATACTTGTACGTGCCGTTTACTTTTTTCTGTCCTGCCCTTAATCCAGACTTAAAAATGCCAGAGTATTCTTGCTCAGGGAGAGAGCCGCAGTAATGACAGTTGCGCGATGTTATCTCCACAAACTCATCAAGGGTTACGTCAAAAATTATTTTTTTCTTTGAGCATTTGTTCTTGTAGCTGTTGAACACATTTTTTGCTGCCGCTAGGCCATCAGGTTTAGCATTGTATGCTCTTCTGCCCGTGACTGGGTGTTGATTGCAGCCGCAGCTAAGAATGGGTTGCTTCTTGCGCAGCACGTGGTCTTTGCGCGCTGTAAACTCACAGCCGCATTTTCCGCACCGGCAGCGGAGGAAGAACCGGCTGACACCCGATATCTTCCTGCTGCCAAGATTTTCTAGGATGGTTATGGGCATGCGCCACCATAGACTATGAAGGCTCCATAGTCGATCAGGACATGGGCCATCGCCTTGCCGCGTGGGGTCTCCAGCGGCATCGGCGGGTCCAGCTGCAGCATCACAGCGGGATTTCCCGGTCCTTCGCGACGAGGCCCTTCAGCTTCTCCACGAACGCCGTGACGGTGGCCTCGATCAGCCCGTCGAACTCCTCCGGCGTCCAGTCCATGAAGTCGGTCTTGCCGACGATCTCAATGTGACGCCCAGCGGCGCCGGCAGCCTCGCCGAGGGCCGCCTTCTCGTTCGGGGTGGGGTCGATCATGTATCTCTCCTGGCAATGACGCGAGCACAGCCCGACGTCTGGTCCCTTCAGCTTCGCGAGAGCCGGGCTGAACCCGAACCCCCGAGCCTCACGCAGGCACCGAGCGCAGAGCCCGACGCCCCACAATCTCGGCGTATCGCCCAACATCGCGGAGCTGGACTTCCTCAATGGGTGCAAGCTCTCCGACGCGCCCGAGGGCCTCGGCGACAGTGTCTGGAACAGGGGCTCGACCCCCAACACTAACCCACCACGACGCCGCTTTCTGCCGCGCATAGCCCTTGTGCTCCAACGCGACCCATTCGCGATGTGTGATCAGACCGCAGCGGTAGTCGACGCGCAGGGTCGGCGGCGCGTCAGGCTCCAAGGCCTTGCGGTGCTCGTGGTAGGTGACCGAGGACACCCGGGTCCATTGCGGCTTCCCGTTCGACAGGATCGCCAGCGTGGACGCCGTGCGGTCGATCTTCGGCGGCGGAGGGGGCGGGAACTCGTACCCGCACTCCTGGCACTCGCGCACCGAGATCGGCACGAAGCACTCGCAGGACGGGCAGGTCTTCACCGGCGCGTGGCCTTCCTCGTCGCCACGCTTCGGCTTGCGCGGGTTGATCAGATCCACCGGCCCGTGCCGCTCGATGTTCCGGGCGAAGTCGAGAACGAGGCAGTTCTCCTTCCCAGGCGCCAAGCGGCTCCCGCGTCCGGCAATCTGAACGTACAGCCCCGGCGATTGCGTCGGCCTGGCGAGCGCGATCAGGTCCACCGCCGGCACGTTGAAGCCGGTCGTGAGCACGCCCATGCTGGCCAGCGCCCGGATCTTGCCCGCCTTGAAGTCAGCGACGATCCGGTCGCGCTCCCCCGCAGGGGTGTCGCCGAAGATGTTCTCGCAGGTGTAGCCCCGAGCCCGGACGAGATCCCGGATGTTCTTGGCGTGCTGCACGCCGGCGCAGAAGAACAGCCACGCCTTCCGGCCCTGACCGAAGGCGATCGTCTCATCCACCACCGCCCGGTTGATGGCCTCGATGTCGACCGCCCGCTCCAGCGCGCCAGCGATGAAGTCGCCGCCGCGGGTGCCGACGCCGGTCACGTCCAGCTTCACCTCGGTGGCCTTCGACACCAGCGGCGAGAGGTATCCCTCCTCCACCGCCTTCCGCATGCCGTACTCATAGGCGATGCCGTCGAAGATCTTGCCGTCGCCCTGGTCGAGGCGCCCGCTGTCGAGCCGGTACGGCGTCGCGGTCAGGCCCACCACCTTGAGGTACGGGTTGATCACCTCCAGCTCGCGCAGGAACTTCCGGTACATCGTGTTCGAGGTGCTCGGGATCAGATGCGCCTCGTCGACCAGCACGATGTCGACCTTACCGAAACGGGTCGCGTGGTTGTGAACGGACTGGATGCCGGCGAACACGATCTGCGATCGGTAGTCCCGCTTCCCCAGGCCGGCGGAGTTGATGCCGAGCGGAGCCTCCGGCCACATGCGCAGCAGCTCCTCGGCATTCTGGCGGATCAGCTCGCGGACATGCGTCAGCACCAGGATGCGCGTGCCGGGCCACTCCAGGCAGCGGCGGCAGGTGTCTGCCAGCACCAGCGACTTGCCGGTGCCGGTTGGCAGCACGATCAGGGCATTGCCGGGGCGCTTCTCCCACCAGCTGAAGATCTCGGTGATGGCCGCCTGTTGATAGGGGCGCAGCGTGATCATGGCGTCGGCTCCGGCTTTGCGTCGCGCCCGTCCGTCCATGTCGTGCCGTCGTGCATGGCGTAGGAGATCCAGGCCCCACCATCCCCGGCGTCAACCTGCACGCCGGACACGAGATCCGGGATGTATCGGTGATCCGCGCAGGCGGCCTTCTGGTCGCCGATCGAGAGGATCTTGCGGTGCCGCTCGCAGCGCCAGGTTCCGTCCGTCAGCGGCGTCGCCCATGCGCAGGTGCGGCAATTCACGTCGGCCATCGCCTTGGCCTGGCAGTTGGGCCGGTGGTCGCAGTAGCGGCACATGAACCACGCCGGGTCGGAGGAGATCCGCTCTGGCGGGCGCGCCGCCTGCACGATCTTCTGCCCCTTAGCCACCAGCTTCATCGCGTGCGGCTCGTCGAGTTCGACCCGCTCGCCGTACAGCTCGTCAGTGTCCTTGCAGACCGCGAGGTAGAGCGCGCGCGTCATGCCCGAGAGGTGCATGTAGACCTGCATCTGGGCCCAGTGCTGCGGCTTCGAGCTGCGCACGCCGTCGCGCTTCAGCTTCTCGAAGGACTTCATATTGTGCGTCTTGAACTCAAGGGCGTGCCAGGTCTTCGGCGCCTCGGGGATCCCGATTGCGGCACCATCCAGGGAGCCCGAGAAATGCCCGCCGGCGGCGGAGACGGAGATCTGGCGGCCGGTCTCGGGGTCGGTCTCGTGGACCGTCACGCCGATGCGGCGGAGGTCGGCGATGAAGCGCGCCTCGGCCATGTGGCCAGTCTGGAACAGCCGCAGCATGCGGCCGTCGAATTGGGGCGTCGACACCCAGCGGAACGTCAGCCAGAGGGCGCGATCGCACTCGCCTCCGATCAGGGACGCGCCGAGGTGCCCGCGGCGATGGTCTTCGCGCGCGGCCTCGTAGGCTGCGTAGATCGCGCCGACGGTCGTGATGGGGATGGGCGGGAGGGGTGCCATGGTCCTGCGCTCGCGAGAGGGTGGGCGGGGCCGAAGCCCCGCCCGTTCAGATCACTTGCGGTGGGCGGCCCAGGGCGGCGCCTTCGCGCCGGCGGACGCGGTCGGAGCCGGGCGGCCAGCAGCCGGAGCGGCCGGGGCGCGGGGAGCCTGGGCGGCGCCCCCATCCTGCAGCGGCAAGTAGGTCGCGCGGTTCTGCAGCTCGCCCGTGTCCTTGCGCTTGCTGACGCCCATGCGGACCTTGATGGGCTTGAAGTGCAGCTCCTCGGTGTCCTCAATCGCCACCAGCCCGCACGCCCGCGTGAGCGAGGTCAGCGCGCGGTTGGCGATCTCCGCCGCCGTCGGGTTGGCGTTCCAGATGTTCAGCCGGTCCCAGTACTTCCGGCCCTGGTGCTCGCCATCAAGGATGTCGAACTCAATCCAGACGTACTGGCCGCTGCCGTCCTTGGTCGCGCGGACCTCAGACTGGACGACATGCATGATGTAGTCGCCGGCGGGGAGGACGTCGTTCGTGTCCTGGCCCTGCTGGTTGGAGCTGTCGAAGGTAAAGCCAAGGCGTGCCATTGTGTGAGATCCTTTCTCGGTTTCAGGCTTCAGACTGGATGTTCGTCATCGCGTCCATCAGGGACGCGGAGAACTTCGAGTAGTCGAGGGGCATGGTGTCAGGCAGCGGCCAGCGGGACTTCGCGTGCCAGCCCGGCCGTTCCTGCGTGTAGATCACGCGATCGCCATTCCCGACCGCCCGCGTGACCTTCTGGTTGAAGCCGACTTCCGACTTCACCGTGCTGTAGCGCTGGTTCGCGAACAGCAGCGCGTCGCACCACTCAGTGACCACGCTCGCCACCGCCGAGTGCAGGTCGAGCTGGTAGCGGTCGTAGGGATCGGACAGCGGGTCGTCGAAGCGCTTGATCTGCGAGTGGGCCAGCAGGATCACCTGCATGCCCTTGTCGTTGCGCAGCACGTCGAGCCCGTCGAGGATCTGCCGCCAGTAGTCGACCGCCGCCTTGTAGCCCTTGCCGTAGCCGATCGCGTCGATCGTCGCGACGTTGTTGTCGGCCGCGACGCGCCCGTGGATCAGCCGCTCCGTCCAGTCGGCGCTGTCGAGCACCACCGTGCGGAACTTGTGGTCCTCAACGATCAGCGAGGTCAGGCAGTCGATCACGTCCTCGAAGGTCTTGCAGAGCGGGAACGCGTCCGCCTGGATCGCGTCCAGACCCTCTTCGGTCGGGATGAAGACGGCGGCCTCCGCGGCCGCCGCGAAGGTGGTCTTGCCGATGCCGGCCGTGCCGTACAGCACGATGCGCGGCGGTCGGGCCACGCCAGTGCGGCGCAGCGAGTTGAGGCTGATGGCCATTCTTAGTCCTCCGTGCGGATGATGGTGACGGACGTCTTCGCGGGCTCGACCGTCAGCGCGCCGGAGTTGGCGAGCAGGGCGTAGATGTCGG